AATACTCAGTCAGAAGGCGAATATAGCCCTCACCATAAGCCACCTGATTCTCGCAAGCCGTGTCATAAGCCACATCGGCGTCCGAGATGTACTCAATATGGCGAATCATGCCATTAAAAATCTCAGCAATTTCCACATCAGCATTGCTGTCCACCGGAATGACCTTGGCACCAGGCCGGTTTTGCCGCTGGTCGTTGGTGACTTGGCGAACGTGCTGGGGCAGCTTGTTAATAGTCAGCGTTGGACGCGCATTAATCGTCTGCCCTTGCACCGCACCACGGGTCGCCAACACATCAGCAGGCCACTGCCATTGGTTGTCCGGTGAACCAGCATAGAACTTCAGGTCGTCGTTCTCATCCTCACGCGACTCAGAGAGCGCCGACATTGCCATATCCATCCGCGAACGGGCGGTGGCAAGGATGCTGGCATCACTTTTGTCTTTAGCAGAGCCACCAACAGCAACTGCGGCAGCGGCGGTGATACCAGTAATGTCCATTATTTTTTACCTTTAGGCATGGGCTTGGCTTCGCGCTTGACAGCATACGCGATTGCCAAGGCCTGTTTAACCGGTTTGCCTGCTGCAACCTCAGCCTTCACATTTTTGCGAAAGGCTTCTGGTGATTTTGACTTAACTAATGGCATATTCAGGCTCCCATCCAACCAGTTGAGACAGCACCACGTTCTGTGGCGCGTAGTGTATGCGGTTTCTCGCGGTACTCTCTGTGGGCCACGGGAAAGGCAAATGTAACGCATATTGCGTCAGCAGCATCTGGACTTGCCAAACCCCTAGCCTTCATCTCCTTCTTGCCTTCCAAAAAGATAGTACCAGAAGAATTAGGCTTCTTTGTCGGCCCTGTTAGGTCGGCCTTTAGTTGCCTGTCTTGCGGGATACTAGCAGATTTTAGCCAATTCCTCATATCATTCCACATTTCTGCGCGTTTATTGCCAAACGCAATGGAATGTTTAGCCTTGTTGCCAAAGTTAACGCCTCTGACTTTATACCTCTGCTCGGTCAGCCGGTCAAGGATGCCGTAGCCGAGACCACCTTCGTCAATTACCGTTAGCGTAGGCTTAAATTCCTCAATCGCGTCAATGACTCGCCCGACAATTGTCATGGTGTCCTCGCCCTGGTAGCGCAGAATCTTGACAATATCCCTGCCCTGACGCACCGCAATCACAGTTGCGTCAGCACCACCGCGGGCTGGGTCAACTCCAATGACGATGGGGGCGGTGACATCCTTCCATTTCGGGCGGCGCATAGCCTCATCAACCAAGGTCGCGCCAATAAACTGGTCATCGCCAGCAGACGGGAACTCGCCATAAACCTCAATCTTGGCCTGACTGCTGTCCTCGCCATACTCGGCAATAATCTGGTCATAGATCGCCTTGTCGGTGTCTTCCACCGTGCGGGCGTCTACTGTGCGGGACTTCCAAAAGTCACGTTTCGCGTGAAACGTCTCAAAAAAGTAGCCACTATTTCGCCGCGGGTTGGAGAAGGCAAACCAGTAACGATCCGGGGTATTCTCCGTAAAGAAGCCAGCGCCAACGTCCCAAATCGGATCTGGGATACCGCTGGACTCATCAAAAATCAGCATCATGCCGTCCTGATTGTGTACACCAGCGTAAGAATCTGGGTTTTCCTCGGACCACAGCTTGCCCTCGCAGGCCCAGTAGCGGGTGCCCTTTTTGAGATCCTTTTCAACCAAGTCGGTCAACCACTTGGCCGGCACCAGCTTGGTCGCGCTGATTTCCCACCAGTGGCTGTTGATCAGCATTGCTGCCCACTTGGTAAGTTCTGCCCAGGTGACCGAGCGCAACTGATTTTCACTGTTGGCACTGACCACCACCGAGCCACCAATGCGGGTGGTCAACATCCAAAGAACTAGCCAACTGACAAGCGCAGACTTGCCAATACCTCGACCGCTGGATACTGACTCACGAATTGTGTCAAAGTTGACCTTGCCCTTCTGCGCCTTAATGTGTTCCGTCACATCTCGCAGAACTTCCCTCTGCCACTTGCGTGGGCCAGCGAACTTAGCCAGTGGCGTGTTCTTGACGCCCCAAGGGAAGGCGTACAGGACAAACGCCTCAAGGTCATCGGCGATCTCTGGCGACCAGAGTTCAACCATTAACCGCTGTTCTTCTTCGCCTTTGTAGATTGGGATTTGCATTTAACTAGCTATCTGATAGAATGGAGGCATGATCTTATCACCCATAGTCAACACCGATATCAAGATGCCAGCCAAGATGCTTGAGGCGTTAAGCCTGCATGAGATGCGTTGCATGGTGACCGGCGTCAAAGAAATAACGGAAGAATCAGTCAAAGTCTTTTTGACTGATCGGTACGGCGAAAAGTTAGCTAGCAAATTTGAACCAAGGTTCTTATTCAATAGCCAAGGCGCTGAAGCAACTCATTGGTGATGATGCCTGCGTAGGGCTTCATCTGTAGCGCCCGAATATCGGTTTGACCTGGCTGCGCGGGATTTGCAATGCCGCGGGCGCGGGCAATTTCAGGCATCAATTCAAAAATATTTCGGTTTTCAGCCAATATGCCAATGCCTTGTCCTGGGACACCGCGAGGGTATGACGGGTGACCTGACTGCATTACCGTAGGCGATCTAGCAAAGATTTCACCAACATTCATAACACCTGCGTCAGGTGCGACTAGTTGCGCTGGATCTGCAACAGCCAGTCGAGCCTGACCAATATTTAAACCACCGCTGTCTCGGAAATTGACATCCATCATTCCTTTAAGCGCCTTGCGAACCTTATCTGGCGCAGCGCGAAATTGCTCAACACTTGCCGGATCAGATACTCCAGACCATTCAGGAATATATTGCTTGATTGACTTATCCAGCAACTTTTTTTGCGTCTTATTCATGGCGCTATCGGCGTATGCCAACATAGTCTCACCAGTCATTGATGCAAAGTCACCGCCAGTAGGAGCCATGCGCCAAGGCAAGAACAATGGATTTTGCCCAGTCGCAGACTTAATCTCATTGGCACCCTTCATAATCGCATTGACAGGATTTTGTGCAGATGCCCAAACTTGACCAGGATTATTAAACATGAAATCCTGACCGCCCTTCAACTCTACAGGTCGGTTAAATGCAACATCATTGATGCCAACAAGATTGCCGCCAGCCGCCGTCCTGTCCGACATACTGGTGATAAACGGCCTGCCTTCAAAATCAGCCAGCGAGACTGTGGGTTTTGCTGTTACACCAGTCGGCACAATGTTGGGAACCGTAGAACTAATTCGAGCCTGCTCTAACACTCGATTGTCAAACCGCGGGTCAAATGCGCCAATTGCTTTGCCAGCCATCAAAGCACTGTTGTCAAACTTTTGAGCGCCGCGAGTTGCACCAATCGCCATACCTAGACCTGCACCTGCCTTGCCTAATGGTGCGCTGCCTGCAACCAAGCCAGGCAGGTAGCCATAGGATGCGCCCTGTCTCACCGCTGCGGTGTTCGGATCTAACGCACTGCCCTGCATCTCATCCGGTGCTGTGCCTGCTAGGCCACCAAGGAAGCCATAGACCTGTGGGAACTGCTGTCGCAGATACGAGCCTTCGCCGGTTGCTGGAAGCATCTGCGCGGCCAACAGGTTGCGCTGTGGGTTAGCTTGGGCTAGGGCGTTGGGGTAAGGCATAGGCGTTTGAGGTTAGCGGTTTATAGCATATTTTATAAAAAATAAAAATTGTGCGTGGGGGCACCGTAACTGCGGCCCTTTCGCTTCGGCCCTACCCCCCCCCCGACCGCGGCGGCTGGGCGGATCGGGCGCGGCCATTGGCGCAGTTATCCACAGGTTATCCACCGTCAGATCAACTTAACATAACACCCGTTGTCTAAAGCAGAGCCGACAGACGCAGAGTTATACACAGGTACACATCACTTAGGCGTGACATCAGTCACGTTGTCAATCGCCAGTGTCTTTACCCTTGACTGCGCCTGCTCGAGCGCATCGAGTACGCTGATGCGCTCATCGCGCACGGTCATGTCAATCCTGTCGCCGTATGTCCGCGGCTTCAGCTTGCTAGCGATCCACTTGCGTGCGTCCACCTGCATACGCTTCTGCTGCACCCAGGCTGACGCCATAGCGCCTTCCAAGCCTTCAGGCATCTGCTCGTCCGACAACTCTAGTATCTCATCAGCCATGCGGTCTGCACGATCTTGCACCGCCTTGTCGTATGCCTGGCGCAGCCGGTCATCCTGCTCTAGCATTCGATAAAAGGTAACCCAGTCCGGCATATCCTTGTCGCGCAGCACAGTTGACAGGCTTTTGCCTGCGGTCACCCGTCCAACAATCTCCATCCAAATTGGATGTTCTTGCGGCCATTTCACCGGCCTACCCATGACTGCGCCAGTCCTGGTTGTCTTTTCAGCCAATGTTTTCATTGTTTCCCCATGCGCGTACGCGTAATTATTGAAAATGTCAGCGAAATGCGCCCCCCGACGACATTTCACCCCTACCAACCTACAAAGTCGCCAAACAGCCAGTCTGACAACAATTCATATCACCTCAATCTCAACCCGATAAACCTTAACCCCATCAGAACGCTGCCTGTACTGCCAGTCCAGCCGCTTATCCCCATCATCCACACCCAACCAATCAGCCACCCCATCTCTGGTCGCCTTAAACGCTGATTGCAGATTATCCCCATCCAAAGCCCTAGGAGCCACCCTAGTCAACACAATCGTACACGGCAAGCCCCTAGGTGCACCAACAGCACATAACGCATTAAACGCCTTCTGGCGCTGACCCTTCGTCAACTTCGCCTTCACCGCCCAGTGCATCCTGATGTTCGCCACACTCACAATCTTCATGTCTACCGTCACCTCAATCATATTTTCCCCCAAATTCCCTGAACCCTGCAAACCCCGCAAAACCGCCAAACCCGTGTACCGAAGGTTCGACCCGATTTTGTGTACCGAACCGAAGGGGGTATATATACCCCTTCGGTACGTTTCGGTACAACGGGCAAATCGGGCGTCGGTACGTTTCGGTACGTTTCGGTACATCGGTACATCAATTCGGTACAGTACCGACAGTACCGATTTCGGTACGTTTCGGTACAGTTCGGTACACATCATTGCGAAAAACAACCATCTCTTTTTTGGCTAATCCATCCACGCATTCCTTAAAACGCCTGGCGTTAACACCATGCCCCTTGGCTGATTCCCGCCACTCATCGTAGTTTGCAGACACATCCATGCCCTCCATGCCGTCCGTCTGTTTTTTGAGTTCTATGGCGACCAAGCAATTCAAAGCAATCAATTGGTTGCCTGGCAAGATGGTGCGCTTCTGCACACTGCTCACCAGCCCGCTGATGTCCACGCTAGTCAGGTATGCGCCCTTGACTGGCAAGTTGTGCTTGTCCAAGATGGGCAGATCCACCTGCGTGATCTGGAAATTCTTGGCCGCTGGCATCTCGGCATCCTTCATCTTCTTGCTCTCAAACTGGATGGTCTTGCTGCCCGAGTCCAGTTGGCACTTGTACTCAGCATCCAGCGCACCTTTCAGTGCTGTACTTCCGCGGCTGCGGTCTTTGTCCATCGCCCCGCTGTGGTGGACAACCAGCACGCAGCACCGATAGTCTTGTCGCAAATAGGTATCAAGGTGCTGGATAAAGCTGTTCATATCCTGCGTTGAGTTCTCATCGCCGCCCATGTTTCGCGCTAGGGTGTCAATCACGATCATGGATGGGATGTGCCCGCACTCTGCGCTCAAGGTCTTAATTGACTCAGCCACCAGCGCAGCTTCCGTCGCGTCATACAGTTGAGCCGCCCTATGGCTCTTGAACAGTGGTGCGCCGGTTAGTGGTACACCGTTGCCCAATTCCCAGCCCTTGAACCGTCGCGCCAGCCCGTTGTGCCCCTCGCCGGCAATGTAGAACACCGCACCCTTCTGCACCTCATGCCCATGCCAACTGGTGCCGGTTGCCACGCAGCAGGCAATGTCAATGCTGACAAAAGACTTACCGCCGCCTGGATCTCCGAATACCTGCGCCAAGCTATCTGCCTCAATGTAGTCATCCACGATCCACTTGATTTCTGTCAGTTGAAGACTATCAGCACGGCTAAACTCAAACGCCAGCTTTTCTCTGACTGGCCCAGCCACGCGCTCGATCTGATCCTTGACGGCATCCAAACCTTGCAGGCAGTGCAAGTCATTCCAATCCGTTGGTTTGTTGTCAGTCATGTCAGATTCAGAGAACTTGGGATACACAATCTCGCCAAACACCAGTGCCGCGGCAGCACGGCCTTTGGTCACGCCTGGATTGCCGTCAGTGAACTGGTCATTATCCGCGCCAATGACAATGCGACTGCCAGGGAACATCTCCTTGGCCGCCTTGGCTACCTTGGCCAAGTTGCCACAGTCAAACGCCACCATGACTGTGTACCCCGTTGCCTCATGGATTGACGCGCAAGTTGCGAACCCCTCACCCACAAAGATGATCTTGCGGTTTCCCCGCAACTCAAAGAACCCACCTTCAATCTTGCCACCCTTCAGAAACCGCTTGTTGCCTTCCGCATCAATGGTCTGGTAGGACAGAATCTCACCATGCTGGTCAATCACCGGCACCACTAGTCGCCCAGCACGGTCAATCTTCACCCCATGTGGCGCTATGTGCTTCCTCACCAGATACGGATGATCAGCACTGGCATCCGCATAGGTGCCCACCTCATCCTCTGCCCTCTCCGCGGCCACCGCCTGGCTGGCTATCCTGTCAGCATCCTTCTTGGCCTTGATTTCTTGCAGCCACCGATCATGCTCAAAGCGCTCAGTAAAGTTCATAGCCCGCCCAGTGTCAGCCACCCACTTGGCCTCAAAGGTTGGCTCCTTCCAGCAGCCAGCAATACCCACCGGCACCTTACCGCTGGTATGCAGGATGTACCAACCATCCAACGCGCCTTTTTTGGATGAGATGTGCGCCACCCGATGGATCTCGCCATCAGCAATGATCTCCTTGATCAGCAAACCAGACGCCTCACAGTGCGCCCGAAATGCCGCCTCTGGGTTAACTAGGTCTTGGCTTTCTGTTGCTGCAGCGAAGCCGTTGGGGAAGATGCTAGATAGGTTGCTCATACATTTGCCCCCAGCAACTCAGGCCAAATGTCAGCCCAACTAGCAGTACAGACCATCTTGCGTGTGATCACCCCGCCAGACTCCTGCTCAATCCTGACCGCCTCCAAGGCTGACATCTCTCGCCTGCCGGTGAGGCATTGGTAGATGTACTGTTCACTCATGCCGACTTTTTCTGCCAGTCGTCGGCGCTCTTCTGGTGTGATTTGTGTGTTCATAGGCTGGCAAGTCTAGCAGGTTGCTATAGCTTAATCATCTAGGGGTAAACCCTATTAGGGTTTTTAGTTCAACTTTTTTGCAAATAGTTGTTGACCGAGTCTAGCAATGCGCTAGAATCTAGCCATGCCAACGAAATTGTTCTTGGCATCACGCCGAAAGGCCTAACCGGAGTAAACAACATGACAACAGGAACACCGTACTGGGTTATCCAAATCAACTCGTACAAGCTGGAACAGCAGAAAATGCCTAAACCAGAATACTTCAAACTAATCAAGCAATTGCAGTTTGACCTCAAGCACTACTCTAAGAACAGACTGAAATTCAAAACAGAGGTAGAGGCAACCGAAGTATTTAGCGGCCTACCTAAGTTCATTCAGAACGCTTCCAAAATTTCAGAACTTACGCCGGTCTACGGCATTCTTTAACCAACCCACGGGGCTACGGCCCCCTAAACGAAAGCAAACTATGAACAAACTTTACGACATCCTTTTTGCCAGCGCCATTGGCGTAGCCCTCGCCGCAGTCCTCGTCTACGGGTGGCCGCTATGACCAGCGAATGCCTCGCCCCCTCCTGCCCAAATGGCATGGCTGAGTTCAACATCTTCATTGAAGGTGTTTGGCTGACCTGCCACTTTGAATACGAACCCTATCAACGCGCCACAGAAAATGAACCAGGCTGGCGAGTCCTGCTGGTCTTGCAGGCCGCCTACCACCACGGCGTTGACATCATGCCTCTGATGCAAGAAAGCATCATGGTAGAAATTGAAAACCTAGCCCTACTTGAACTGGAGAACCAAGATGATTTCTGACCTCATCACAAAACTACGCGCAGCCAAAGACAACGAACTAGCCGCAAAGAACGAACGCATTCGGCTTGAAACGCTGATAGAAAACCAGTTTGCCAAGCCCAATGGTGGCGAAGGCACGCACAACGACGAAGAATTTAAAATCACTTGGAAACTTAACCGCACAGTGGACACCACTAAGGTGCAAGACGCTTGGGACACCTTGGGTCAAAACGTACAACGCGCATTTCGCTGGAAGGCTGACGTAGATCTGTCCTACCTCCGTGCGCTTCAAGAACTGGACGCTGCTGGCTACGCCCAAGCAGCACAGTACATCACTAGCAAACCCGCAAAACCCTCAATTGAACTGAAAGACTAACATGGCATTTAACCTAGCATCCATTAGCAAAACACGCCGCATCCGCAGCCCAAAAATTGTTGTTGTCGGCCAAGGAAAGATTGGCAAGACCACCTTTGCCGCTATGGCTCCCAACGCCATTGGCATCCTGACCGAAGACGGCGCTGATATGGTCAACGCTAACGCGTTCCCCTTGGCATCTAGCCTTGGTGATGTGTACGCAGCTATTGACACTCTGATCAATGATGAACATGACTTCCAAACCCTGTTTATTGATTCACTTGACTGGCTTGAGCCAATGGTCCAAGACCATGTGTGCAAGCAAAACAACTGGAAGAACATTGAGCAGCCAGGCTTTGGCAAAGGCTATGTGGCCGCCGCCGAAGAATGGCGCAACCTGTTGTCTGGTTTGGAAGTTTTGCGCTCTGAAAAAGGCATGGGCATCATCCTTATTGCTCACGACAAGATCAAGCGCATTGAAGACCCGCTGACTGAGGGCTTTGATAGCCACGTTCTTAAGCTGCATGACCGCGCCGGTGCCTTAGTGTCCGAATGGGCTGATGTGATTGGCTACGCTGGCTACCGCATCTTCACCAGCAAAACTGACGCAGGCTTTGGCAACAAGGAAACCAAGGCCACCACCACAGGTGAGCGCATTCTGCACGTTGAACCCCATCCAGCCCACTGCGGTGGTAACCGTTTTGGCCTACAAAATATGCCGCTTGACTGGACGGCATTCCAAGCTGCGCTAACTGTGGCGCAGTCTTGATCACACCAGTTCGTAACCCTTGAAAGAACCAAATGGCTCACTTTAACTTTGACGCATCTACCGTCGCCCCCCAAGCATCCACCGGCCCCGTTCCAGCAGGAACCTACCTCGCCCAGATCATTGAGTCTGATGTTGCGCCCCTCAAGTCTGGCAAAGGCACCGGCCTCAAGCTAACCTTTGAGATTATTGACGGCCAACAGAAAGGCCGCCGCATTTGGGAGAACCTGAACATCCAGCATGAGAACGACGAAACCCAGCGCATTGCACAATCCCAACTGTCGGCACTGTGCCATGCCGTAAATGTGATTAAGCTGCAAGACACCGCTGCGCTGCACCACAAGCCAGTCCATGTCCGTGTGGTGGTGCGTGAAGCACAAGGCCAGTACCAGGCAAGCAACAACATCAAGGGCTATGAATCTGCCGGTGGTGTGCGCCAAGCACCAGCCTTTGTGGCTCAAGCAGAAGAAGCGCAAGCATCCTCAACACCGGCTGCTACCAGCAAAGCACCGGCTTGGGCAAAGCGCAGCTAATTATGGCTGCACTTCCACCCGCAGTTGTGGACCCTGTGGCCGACGCCATCTTTGCCCATTACAAGGCAAAGTTTGGTGCCGAGCCACAGCGACCTTACCTCGGTGCCAGCGCAATCGGCAAACCGTGCCTGCGCCAGCATTGGTACTCATTTCGCTGGTCCAAGCCGCCAGAGTTCCCTGGCCGCATCTATCGAGTGTTTCAGTCAGGCCACCTGCAAGAGCCGCGCATATATGGAGATCTACAAGCCATTGGCTGCAATGTCTATGACATGGATCCAAGCACAGGCAAGCAGTTTGGCTGGCATGAACCACAGACTAACGGTCACTTTCGTGGCAACGCTGACGGCATTGTGACCAACCTGCCACAGGCACCAAAAACACCGCACATCTTGGAGATCAAGACTGCAAGTGACAAGATGTACAAAGATATGCAGAAATCTGGCGTAAAGAAGGCCAAGCCCGAACACTACGCGCAGATGCAAATATACATGAAGTGGAGCATTGACCAGTTTGGCGAAGATGGCTGCACCCGCGCCTTCTACGTTGTTGTTAACAAGGACAACGATGACATCTACACCGAGCGCATAGAGTATGACAAAGCAGAAGCCACGGCCATCATTGCCAAAGCCTTGGCGGTAATCCAGTCGCCCGAGCCGCCAGTCGGCATAAGTACAGATCCAACTTGGTATGAATGCAAGTTCTGCGACTACCACAGCATCTGTCACGGCACCGATGTACCCGCACCGACCTGCCGATCATGCGCCCATGCCACGCCAGAAATGGACGGAGAAATGGCCCGCTGGAGTTGTGCATCGCGCCAGCAGGACATCACCATTGACGCCCAGCGCGTTGGTTGTGAGCGCCACCGTTACATCCCCATCCTGCTTGAGAAGTTTGCCCAGCCGGTGGACATGGTTGACACCGCCGTTGTTTACCAGATGGGCGACAAGCAGTTTGTGAATGGCGACCCAGGCGCTAATCGCACCTACTTATCCAGCCCAGAGATCCATGCCTGCAAGGACAAGACGGCACTGACTGACATCATTGCAACATCGCTGCGCTTGCAGCACGAAGGTAAATTTGTATGAACCCAATACCATTGCACGAGATCACCTTGCGTGACTTTATTGCCATCATGGCTATGCAAGGCAAGCTGGCCGCTGGATCTACTTTTCCAGTTACGCTTGCCGTGGATGTCTACAAGATTGCTGACACTATGCTAAAAGAGCGCAGCCGTGAAACTGCGTGATTACCAAGCCAGGGCAGTCACCGACCTGTTTGGCTGGTGGACAAAACATCAGGAGGAGGCTGACATTCCTCTCTTGGTGTTGCCCACCGCCGCGGGTAAGTCGGTAATCTGCGCCGAGATTGTGCGCCAGATGTGGGAGCAGTGGCCCGACTACCGCCCCCGCACTGTGGTGCTAGTGCCAAGCAAAGAACTAGCCGAGCAGAACGCCGCCAAGCTGACCGCGCTATTGCCTGATGACATCCATGTCGGGTTTGTCAGCGCCAGCCTAGGCAAGAAGCAGCACCATGCCGATGTGATTGTCGCCACCATTGGCAGCATCCACAAGAGCGCCCACCTGCTGGGTGACATCAAGGTGGTGATCATTGACGAAGCGCACCTGGTTAGCAGCAAGGCATCCGATGCTGGTATGTATCGCACCTTCCTTGCAAAGCTGGCGCAGATCTGCCAGTTTCGCACGGTGGGCATGACGGCCACACCGTTTCGTGGCAATCAGGTCTGGCTGACTGATGGCGAAGAACCGCTGTTTACCGGCATAGCGTCCAACGTCACTATGCGTGAGTTGCTTGACCAAGGGTTTATCGCGCCGTTGGTGCCACCCACCGTACAGATGCACACCCGCATTGACGCCAGCACCGTTGGCATCAGCAACGGCGACTATAAAGTCGGTGAACTGTCCGATGTGGTGGAGGGCTATTTGTCCGAAGTCGCCGCGGAGGCCAGCAAGCTGGCAGCCTACCGCCGCAAGTGGATTGCATTCACGCCAAGCGTTGCCAATGCTGAGAGCCTAGCCGACAAGCTGTGCGACCTTGGCATTGCCAGCGAGGTGGTGTGCGGTGAAACACCAGCCCTTGAGCGCGAACAGTACATCCGCAACTTTCGGTTTGGTGATATCCATTGCTTGGTTACCGTACTAGCGCTGTCGGTTGGCTTTGATGTGCCTGACGTTGATTGCATCATCTGGTGCAGGCCGACCAAGTCGCCGGTGCTGTATGTGCAGGGCATGGGACGAGGTTGCCGCATTGCCGAGGGCAAGGAAGATTGCTTGGTGCTTGACTTTACTGACACCGTGGAGCGCCTCGGGCCGGTGGACATTATCAAAGGCCGAGCAAAGCGCACTAGTGGCCCGCAGGAGGCACCATTTAGCATCTGTCCAGCCTGCGGTGACCGCAACACTGCATCAGCCTTAATCTGCGCGTCCTGTGGCGCTGTCATCCGCGAGGAAGTAGTCAAACCGCAAGATGCCAAAGTGTCGTATGCCGCGCTGCTGTCTGCCCAGATGGTGGCAACCGTAACTTGGCACGATGTCAGCCGAGTGGAATATCGGCTGCACAGCAAGCCAGGCAAGCCAGACAGCATGAGGGTTGATTATTACGACGGTCTGTTGCGCTGCGCTAGTGAATGGATTTGCTTTGACCACACTGGCTACGCACGGCAGAAAGCTGAATCTTGGTGGCGTGAACGCAACCAAAGACAAATTCCACACGATGTGGAGGACGCATTAGCTTTTCTTGAACACGACACCATTGCAGAACCCAGCCGCATTGCAACACGCCAAAACGGCAAATTTACGGAGATTACACAACATGAATTTGATAGAACTTACGGCCATCAAAAATCATTTGCAGAAGCAAATTAACGATCTTGAGTCAATCAGAATTAATTGCGCGTCCTGTGAAAATTTACAGTCTAGAGTCTGCAAAAAGTTTGAGGCCGTGCCGCCAGATGACTGGATGCGAAAAAAAGCTGATTGCGCTGAATGGATTTGGGATACAATTCCGTTCTAGCAATTTGCTAGACAACGAAACGTAAAGGAACTAAATGTCAAACGAAGAAACACCAAAACTTCCATTGCCCCTAACAACACCAGAGCAAATTAAATACTTGTGCGAGGTTTTCAAATGCACAGAAGAAGAGCTAATGGACAAAATTAAGGGGCTTTTCAAATGATTGCATACCTCAAAGAACATTTTCGCCAGCCTACACCGCTAGAGATGATTACCAACGAACTGGCGGCAGCGCATCTAGCTAAACTGGAAGCGGAGACTGCCGTGGACTTTGCTCGTAGTGTCGTTGCCTACAACGATGCCCGCATTAAGCGCCTTGAAACCCATCTGACCCAACACAGTAAGGAGCAAACCAAATGATTCACGATGATTCAAAAGACCCTGATTTGTTTTGGGATGTGATGGATGGCGTTGTCACATTGGCCACCATCATCGGCATCATTACCAGCCTGTGCTTCGCACTTGGATACCTTTGGTATCGCACATGACTTGGCCTTTTCCACCATTCCCAATGCCTGTGCCAGCTAACGCGCCGCCAGTACGATTTAACCCAGAGAACTTTGAGGAGTCCCCATTTTGAAACTACAAGCAGGCAACCCCAACTTAATGAAACGCGCAGCACTGCGTGTGAACCCAAAGGCTACGTTGGAGTCATTCAGCAACACCACGGGCGACAAAGCGCAGGCCAAAGAGCGCACAGGGTTTGTCCCATCTCGGCGTGATCCTGATGCCGTCCCACCAGCCACCAATTCGCTGTGGGCGCAGCCAGTCTATGTGTCCCCAAAAGCAGAATACGTCCGACCAGGCGCTAATGATTTCCTTAAATACAAAAGCAGGGGGTTGTGATGACAGGATTTGACAGCAAGCGCCAAGCGGCGCTGGACAAGCTCGTTGAGCTTACTGAAGAACTTCGTTTGTATGACAAGCCAGCGCAGGAGCAAGCCCTCACTATGGTGCCAGTATGTCATGTTTGCGCCGAAATTCATGCGGTGTTAGACGCGGACGAATCACAGATTATCAGAAATGCACAAGACGGTTATTCAGAAGGGCGCACCCCCCACGAATTAACTTTATTGGAGCGAGTGACTGCTTTGTGTACTTACGCCGCTGATTGGAAACGCTGGTGCGTTGCAGCTGAAACCTTGGCACAACCAGCGCAGGAGCCTGTGGCGTGGGGAGTGTTTGAGGGCAATCTGCACGATATGTTTTTTACGCAGGAGGAAGCGCAGGAAATGGCGCAGCTAAAAGGAACTCATGCTGAAGTGCGACCTCTCTACACCACCCCACAGCCAGCGCAGGAGCGAGCAGCCCCATGCGCCCGACAGTGTGAAGCGCAAGCCTTCAAGATTGAAATTCGTGCGCTTAAAGCGCAGTTGGCACAGCCACCTCAGCGCCCGTGGGTAGACGAAGCAGCCATCCGTGCCGATGAGCGTGAGGCTTGTGCGCTTATTGTTGAAGATATGAATAGCTTAATGTCACCAGAAATAGCCGCAGCAATCCGAGCAAGGGGGAAAACATGACCGACTATCTAGCAGGTGGCGCTGAGTTTATGTACCCTCATGCTGGCGACCCTCCTGCACCTAAAGACACCAAAATACTACTTCTTACCCAAGGCGGCATTTGTCTTACGGGTTTTTGGAATGACGCTTGGTGTTTAGGTTGGTTACCATTACCAAAACGAAATGTTGAGAAAGAGGAAAAATGAGTTTGTCAAAACACAGAGTAATTCGAGAAATGCTGCACAATGAACCAGATGGCATGACGGTATTTGAAATCTCATCGCTTACAGGCATAAAAAAGGATACCATCCGCAATGCTTTGGAAGATATGCCAGACACCTACATTGACAGATGGATACAGAAACCAATGTCGCCGCCTACGGCCGTTTGGATTGCCGTTATACCGCCATTAGATTGCCCAAGACCATGAAAGACACGCCCAACTTTGCAGCATGGAGCAATCAGAATTTAGCCAAGTTTGCTTATGAGTCTTACGCTCGTATGCAAGAACAGCAAGAAACCATAATGCAGCTTCAGCGAGACTTTAAAGACGCCATGAATGAGTTAAGAAATGTTGTAATTCTGCAACAAAATACGCAGAAAACTTTGTAATTTGTATGTTGTAAGATGTTTTTGCAGCATTCCGCTGCCTAAATTTTTTGGAGAACATCATGCTTTTTACTGTTACCGTTGACCTTCCAGGCGCTGCCTATTTTGAATTTTCTACCGAGTCTTTGTTTGAAATGGCTGAGATTGCCAAGATGCTTGGCAACACCGATGTTGTTGAAGATGAAGATGAGGACGATGATTTTGAAGACGAAGATTTCTTTGACATTCCAGAAGAAATTTCTGAGTATTTTGACGATAACGAAGAGTACACTTACGACGAAGACGCTGATGTGTTCTGCTGGTACGACGAAGAGCATGAGGCTTGGTACTGGCTGAACGTAGAAACCGGCGAATGGGTCTTGGTAGAAGACGCCGACAATTACGAAGTTGAGCCGGAAGATGATGAATCCGACTTAGAGGATGAGTTGGAAGCAGCTTAATGGAATTTTTGTGGGGACAAAATTGAACGTTTACTTGCGTGAATGTTCTTTTTTGTCCCTACATTGTTCCTACATCAATCACTTCCCCGCGAAACTCAATTTGCCCATCTGCCCACTTGTGGACTAGTTCGGGCCAAAGCAATTTCCCGTCTTTAATAGTCAGCACAGCAAAGCCAGATCGGTGGTTCAGCGGGTTACCTTCTGCGTAATCAAACTGTGGGCCGTAAGGCTCTGCCAAAGTGCCCGTATCCACGCCGAAACGGTTGCCGTTGTAGTCTGCATAGGGTGTAACCTTTAAACTGTGCAAATGCCCCGTTACAATCGTTTTGCCAGCCCCTACGGTGTTGTTATGAGTAGCGTGAACGCCACCCTTGTATCGGTGTTTAACAACAACATCATCCGTTACCCAAGTCAACATACAAAAAGACCATTCAGGAAAATGGTCGGATAGCTTAAAGCCAGGGGTTTGGACGTACTGCGGGGCATTGGAAGCTAAACGTGCTTCAAACCGTGCATCATGATTGCCCATCGTAAACATTAGCTTTACATTGTGCCGTGCTTTCTTGGCAACTTCTTCTATCTCACCCAATGATGCTTTGCAGGCGTTTAACTCATCAATGACGCTCGGGACACGTTCCCATCCCAAAGGTGGATGGCGAGAGATAGATGCACCGTCAAAAGCATCGCCATTGCAAATAACTGCTTTCGGTTGTAACTTTTCAATCGCCCACAGTAAACCCTGAAAAGCAGTAGTCCGTAGCCCAGGCCAGAAATGAGCGTCAGAAAAAACAATAACTGTTCCATTTTCAATGCCTAATTCCGATGGTGTACGAACTGGAGAATAAGTGGTTCGCTTATCTGTTGACCTCATATCAACATTGTGTTTTTCAGCTAAAACCTTTCGCCGCCTGTGGATTGATCTTTGTTGCAATCCAGTAGCTTTTGACATTTTTGCAGCGGATTTATAAGTATTCCATGCCTCTATAAATTCTGCGTCTGTAAGCTGTATCATTGCAATGGCTCCTAAAAACCCTGCAAACTTAACATACTTGTGTTACGCAAATGCATAATCTTGTCAGTTCAAAATGCGAAGTACGCTTTGAATTTTTGCAATTCTTTCATCTAAACCAATTGTCCCGCCATTGATGCGCTTGGTCATGGTTACATAATCTTCAGAGTCGGCAAATTGATTAAGTCCATGTGTAGCCCAAAACCAGCCAGCAGTCATTGCCGCATATTGAGGTGTTGCGACCAAATCTGGCTGCATGACAAAATCAACACCACAGGCAGAGCCAGCGTGAAAGTAATTAGCGTGACCAGTAAGCTGAATGCAACCACGCCCCCGAAACCGATAACCGTCATTAGAGGCTTCATCACGGTTTCCCATGCGGTCAGCGTAGACTTTATTGGCGATTTTCTGGGGATTCTTGGCATACTGATTGGCAATCTCAATGGTTGGAAAGCGTTTAGACCATAGGCGCATTAATGCTTCAGCCTTGTAGTTTAAATTTTCTTCAAGAGTTCGGAAGTTGTTGCATTCGTGGCTACATTGCCCAATGAAACTAGCCTGACGCGCTGGCGTATCAATACCAAATCTTTGAAACGTAGCATCTAAGGCCGCATCCCATGAATATGAAAGCCCCATGTCTTGATACTGTTCACGGCTTGGCATTGAGTTTCTCCCTCATTTCGTTATAGGCATCAACACAGGCTGCGTGTTTGCGGATGGCTGCGTCTCCGTCTGCTGTGATGGCGATAATATTTTCAGCAGTCTGTCTGTCAAGTTCGGCTCGACCTTCTCCGCTATTTCCGCTGGTAGCTGGGGAATCTGAGGTGGTGTGTACACAACTTTGGGTGGGGATTGACAGCCGCAAAGAACCATCACCAATATCAAGTTTAAGTTTCGCAGTCTTTTTGTCGGCATTTTTTTGCGTCTTTCGTAGTTTGGTTGCGTGACTTACTAGCGTATTGGATAATTTTTGTTCTATTTCTCGCGATTGTTCATTGGCTTTGGCAACTTGTGCAGCATTCTCAGCCATAGCAGCGTCATATCCCGAATGGTATTCATACCAGCCAAATAAACCAGATACAGCCAGCGCAGCCAAAATAATCCACGGATTAAACATCTTTTACCTCGGCTCTAGCCATTGCCAAGATTTCACGATCTTCATCAGACTCTAGGTGATGAGGTGGTGTTGTGGGTGGAGGGGGAGGAGTCCATGATTCATCCAGCGCTGGGTTTTTCCAAATGGGCATACCGCCAAATGGTGCAAGAGCCGTATTTTGAGACTGTGGATAGTAAGGCTGTGGATAGCATGGGGGCGGTGGCGAAAGACGATTTACCGCTTGGTTTACTGCACGTTTTCCTACCACCCCACCTATCCCACCAACAATGAGCAAAACAATGTCATTGAGCATCTTTGTGTAAGCCTGGTCAATTGGAGCCATGCTCTTAATTGGCTGGACAACAAAGGTAACCGAATAAAGCAAAGAGGCAACGATTCCGAACAAAATCAATGTAATGGCAAAGACCGTAACAGCCCAAACCCGAACTTCAACTTCTTCAACGGTTAATCTGGGTTGCTTCAATTTTTTTCTCCAGTACGGGTGCTACCAAATAATCTGGACAAGTTTGGTCAAACTCACAGCGCGGCCTTTGGCATGGCTCACTTGTAAATTTGTCTGGGTTTTGGCATTGATAACGGTAGCTATCTTTGCAACTTGTTAGCGTGACCAGCAAGACGATAAGGAAAACTCGCATATCATGCTTTCATAAATGCAACGTATTCCATCGTTCCCCAAGCCACTAGCGTGATAATCCCGGCAATGGCAATCAGGAGCAGCACCAGTTCCACCACCTCACTAATCTCCTTCTGGCGCTGGGCTTTGGCCTTCTCGGCCTCAATCTCGTCTGCTTTGTTTTGTGCCACGATGCGGTTCCTCTCCCGTAAGAAGTCC